CGCACCGCATGTTCGACCTGAACACTTCCGACTGCACCCGGTGCGGCGCGGTGATCATCAAGTGATGGGTGAGGAATGGTCGGTGCTGATCCACAGCTCCAACATCCTGAACTCCAACGACCGCAAACACCACCACGTCACGACCCCGATCAAGCGCAACCTCAAGGCGCTGGGGGCCGCGAAGTCCCGGGAGCTGCCGCGCTACACCCGGATCAGGATGGACGTGGAAGTCTCCTACCCGCCCGAGTCCACCCCCGACCACGCCAACCTGGTCCCGACCATGAAGGCCTACATCGACGGGATGGTCAACCCGACCGGGAAACGGGTGAAGGCGCTGGGGCTGCTGCAGGACGATTCGGACAAGTTCCTGCTCGGCCCGTTCCTGACCCCGTCGTTCTGGCGCACGGACAAACCCGGCTGGTACCTGTTCCGGATCCGCATCACCGAGCTGGACCCGTGGGTGCTGCCGCCACGCCCGCACTACCTCTGAGTTAGGGGGTCGGCACACCGACCCCCTATAGTTGTAAACAGCTATTCCCCCAATAGCGTCAAAGAAGCCCCCCACCACCGGATGAGACCCCGGAGGTGGGGGGCTTTTTTGTGCCCTGACGGGAGACGTTCGTCAGGAACTCTTTTGCGGGGCGAAGAACGGCGCGTACTTCTTGAACCACTCCACCGCCCCGGGGTAGGCCATGACCTTCGCGGCGATGGCCGCGATCAGCGTCACGGTGGCGGTGATGCCCGCCAGCACGGCGTAGACCTCCGGAGGCAGTTCCCGGCCGAAGCCGTCCAGGATGGACTGCAGCAGCCCCGGCAGGAAGCCCAGCAGGGCCAGCGCGGCGACCGGGCCGACCTGCAGCGCGGTGCGCCAGAAGGCCTTGTTCGGGGCCGCGGCGCCGGTGGGCTCGGCGCGGTGGTCCGGGCCGGGGACCTCGGGCTCGGTCAGCGGGACATGGATCGGATCAGTCATGGGGGGACTCCTCATTGGTAGTGGCCACCGTGACGTCCACGGGGCCGGTAGCGGTCGGCAGCTTGGCCTTGAGCCGGTTCTTGCCCCGGCGCATCTCGGCCCGGATCGTGAGCCGGATGATCACCAGCGCCGCGATGAACAGCAGGTACAGCCCGAACCCGACAAACGCCCGGGCCGGATACTGGCCCAGGAACTGGTTGATAATCCCGTAGCCGAAGCCGAACCCGATGATCAGCAGCAGGTACATCAGGGACCTGCCGGCGGGCCATTCGCGCCAGGTGCCCCGCGTGGAGCGGTGCCAGTACCAGACCGTCTCCAGCGCCAGCGCGGAGACGATGCCGATGAAGATGACGTTGATCAGTGGAGCGGTCATGCCGTCCTCCCCCTAAAAGATTCGGTAAGACCTTGTGAGTAGTGGTTGCGGCGGTCGGCGTCCTTGAGGCGCCGGGCCTGTTCTGCGGATTCGTTGAGCCGGGCCAGCGCCGTCTCGTGCTGCTCGTCGACCTCGGGTTCGGTCCGTTCGATCTCGGCGAGCACGGCGCGGGAGTTGCGGATCGCGGCGTGGTCCGCCTCGCGCAGGTCCCGGAGCCTCTTGAAGAACTTCATGCGGAACCTCCGGGCGTGGCCCGCGCGTTCTGGATCGCGTCGACGAGCTTGGTGACGGTGTCTCCGACGGCGGCCTGGGTGTCGATGGTGCGGGCCTGCACCGAGTTCGTCTCGGTCAGCTTCGCGGCCCGCTCGGACAGCTTCTCGTTGGCGGCTTCGGCGGCCAGCGCCCGCGCCATCAGGGTGTCGTAGTGCGGCTTCGGCACGATCCAGCCGCGGAACACCCCGTAGAAGATAAACGCGACGACGCCGACCAGGAGCCCCCACGGGCCGGCGTCGATCAGGTTGGTGGGGATTCCGAATCCCTCGACGGCGATGGATGTCTCCAGAGCGCCAGTCATCAAGATCGGGGATTCAGTCCACCACATGATGCCTGAGACCTACTGCGCGCCGGAGGCTGCGTTGAGCCTGCGGACTGCGGTCGTGTACTTGGCGGCGGTCTGTGACAGTTCGAGCTGCGCGTCGGCAAGCCACTGCTGGTACTGGTTGACCATCCCGTTGAGGGTGGTGGCAGTTTCCTCAAAATCCCGGGCGCTCTGCTCGGCATTCTCCGCGCGCTGCCTCAGCTCCGCGATTTCCACCGCCGGATCGACGACGGGGTCCTTCGCTTCTGCTGCAGATTCCTTGGCTGTCATGTGTGTCTCCTTCTAGTATTCGGTACTTGAACAATGGTATGGGAGTAAACGGCTATCACCGTGCAGGATAAGCCCTCACGCGCGCTGCAATTCTTCGATCTTCTGCTCCGCTTCGAGGAGCCTGCGGTAGAGGATCTGGATCTGCGCCAGCGCCAGGCGCTCATACTTCACACCCTCGATCGCACCGTCGGGCCCGTAGATGGCGAACTGCTCCCCGCCGTGCGCCTCCACATCCTCCGCGATCACACCCGGCTCACGGGTCAGGTTGATCGCATCGAACCGGGACTGGTCCGTCTCATCCGCGAACGGCGCCCGCGCGCTCATCTCCTCGAACAGCGCCAGCTGGTTCTTGTCCACCCAGTCCTTGAGCTGGATGTCCAGCAGCGAATCCGGGACCGTGAGGACGCGCTGGTCCGCCTTGTACTTCGAGGCCGACGTCGAACGCCACACCTTGCCGTTGGAATCGACGTACACGTTCGCCGCCGAGGAGGAGGTGTTGTTGTAGATCGGGTTGGCGATCAGCTCCGTACCCGAGATCCGCACCCCGTTCGCCGCGGCCCGCAGCTCGAAGTCCGCGATCCCCGAGTTCGTCTCCGGCCGCTGGCCCAGGTAGCCGAGGGTGAAGTTCGAGGAGCTGTACCGCCACCGGACCCGGGCGGACGAGTCGGACAGTTCCAGCCCGCCCTTGATCAGCACGTCGGCGCCGGTCGCGTCCAGCACCAGCTCCTCCCCGCCGCCCGAGGTCCTCCCGACCCGGATGTGCTTGGACCCGTAGTCCAGGGACACCTTGTCGTCCCACAGCGCCAGCAGCGGCACCGTGTACCCGGGGTTGTCCAGGTCCGAGTACGTGATCGTCATGCGCTTGCCGCCGGCGTCGTCACGGGCGTAGATGTTCCCGCGCCCGGTCCCGGACCCGGTCCAGAACCGCAGCAGCCCGCCCCCGGCGTCGGCGGTCATCTCGATGTAGTTGCCCGCCGACCCCGTTTTCCACACCCCGGTCCCGGTCACAGCGCCGGTGGACCCGGTGATGGAGAACGTCTTGTTCCCGGTCCCGGTCGCGTCGTAGACCGAGAAGTTGCCGCCGCTGATCTTGATCCCGCGGTTCGCCGTCGTCAGCGTCTGGATCGTCGCGCCGGTGATGGTGTGCTTGGAGGTGATGCCGCCGGTCGCGTCGATCTGCGTGGCCTTGACCGAGTCGACCGTCAGGATCACCGCGGTCATGTCCCCGATGAAGCCGACGTCGGCGGCGAGGTCGTTGGTGTCGATCTCGGTGGCCTCGACCTTGTGCGCCGAGAGCAGCTTCACCGTCATGTCCTCGGTCACCGTCAGGTGCCGGGTGGAGATCGCGCCCTCCACGATCAGCGCCGCGGACGCCATGTTCGTCAGGGTCGCCCCGCCATAGACCGTCGCGGAGGTGCAGGTCGAGTCGAACTGGACCGCCGGCATGATGTAGGCGACGTCGGAGGGCACGGTGTAGACCCGCTCCAGCGTCCGCAGCGTCCCGGCCGGATCAAAGACGTTCGAGGTGCCGTCCTTCTTGAGCCACCCCACCGAGGTGTAGGCGATGGACCCGTCGCGCTTGATCGTGCGGATCGTGGCGCGCGGCCCGGAAGTCCCGGAGGTGTACTGCACCGCCAGGCGCCACTGCTGGTCCGGTTCGACCGGGATGTAGGAGTTCTTGTCGTAGGTGGCGACGGTGTCGAAGTAGAAGGACCGTGACGTGCCCGGGGCCAGGGTGCCCTGGGTGTACATGTTCAGCGAGTTGGACCCCGAAACCCCCCACGCCCCCCAGCCGCCCGCGAGCGTGTTCCGGTAGGTCTTGATGTCCGCGGCGTCGAAGAACTCATCGACGATGCCGTTCACGCCGCGCCCGACCACCAACATGTCCGTGGTGATCCGGCGCGAGCGCACCACATCGGTCCAGAGCTTGTCGATCACCGCCGTGTCGATCAATGCGGTGGAGGCGGTGAGCTTCTCTACCCCGAGGTTCATGATCAGCGATGCCTCGGACACGCGCCTGATCTGGACGTCGTCGATGTACGCGGTTCCGGCCGTGTTGTCGGAAACCAGCGACACCTTCAGCGACGTGGTCCCGGCGCTGACCGTGTACGTCACCTCCATCGGCACCCAGGTGCTCCGGGTAATGGCGGAGAAGGAGTTGGACACGATAAAGGCAGAGCCGGTTTGGTCCGCGATGCGGAGCTTGGAGTTGCCCGCGGTGCCGTTGAAGCTCGCGTCGATGTACGCCCAGTATTTGAAGTTGTACTGCTCGCCCTCCTTGACCCGCATGTCCCCGATGAACACCGATTCGCGCGAGCCGGTCCCGGCGGCCAGCCTCAGCGAGGTGGTGCCTGACTTCTTCTGGCTCGTGGTGAGGGTGTGCGTGGCGTGGAGGGTCCACGGGACCGCCGCGGCATCCTCGAAGTCCGAGCCGATGGCGAAGTTCTGGAAGTCGCCGACCAGGATGTTCTTCGCGGTGATTCCGTTCGTAGCGACCTTGTCGCTCGTCACGGTCCCGTCGATGAGCAGTTCGCCCGCGAGGCGGCGGCGGCCGACGATGTTGTAGAACCCGGTCGAGCCGGTACCGGCCGCGATGATGATGTACCAGCGCGCGTAGGCCGCACCGGCAGGGACGACGGCGGGGCCCTCGAACCGGACACCCGTGGGGGAGGTGTTGGACTGCGGCACGTTGACGTAGTTGGTGCCCGCACCGCCCGCGAGGCCGATCTTGTTCGCGTCAGCAAATTCGTAGCGCAGGTACGCGGGGACCGTGCCGGAGCCCCGGTACAGGTTGGCCCCCATCCACAGGTTCTCGCCCGGCGCGACCGACATCCACGGCCCGTAGGCGCGGGAGTCGGCCGTGGCGTCAACCACGGAGAACCGGTATCCGGTCGGGTCGATGCTGGACGGGGCAATCGTCATCTGGTTCGTCAGGGACCAGTCGCCCGGGGAATCGGCCAGCGACGGCGCGAAGTTCGTCAGGTCCGTGACGGTCAGGTGCTTGGTGGAGATGGACCCGGAGAGGATGTGGTTGCCCTGGATGGTGCCGTCCACGATCAGCCGGCCAATGCCCATCATCTCGATGGTCGGGTCGGAGAACCGCACCGAGCTGGTGGTGAACAGCGCCTGCTTGAACATGCCCAGCGCCATGCCGGCGTCCAGCGCCCCGGTGGTGACGACGCCGGTCACTTCGCCCCAGGTGTTAGCCGCGATGGTTTTGTCGTTGCTGATCCGGTCGGGGGTGGTGAAGGAGTAGGAGGTGCCGTCCAGCGGGTGCTGCCGGGCGTAGACGGACACGCCGCCGATGGGGATGGTGGCGTTGGCCCGGACCCACATGCTGATCCGGTAGGAGGAGTTCGCCCGGACCGGGGTGCGCCTGGTCGCGTCGGTCAGGCCGTAGTAGGACCCGACCTGCGTGGCGGACGCGGCGACGAGGACCGAGCCCTGCCCGTTCCTGCCGGTCCCGGTGCCCTCGAAGGTGATCCCCGAGTTGGTGGACCAGCCGGAGACGTCGATGATCTTCGGGTCCACCATGAGGTTGACCGTCGAGCCGATCCGCATCTGGTCGGCCCGGACCGACATGGACTTGATGTAGATGCCGTCCAGTTCCCCGACGGTGGCCTTGCCAAGGTCGATGCTGGCGAGCACCTGATGGCCCAGCGTCTCCTGATTCCACGAGCCGGTGGCCGGGCCGGTCTTGACCCACTTCCACTGCTCGGTGATCGGCGCACCCACGGCAGAGCGGATGAACACCGTGTCCCCGTCGGCCCAGCCGGTCCCGGAAGGCTTCGCGGGCAGGTACATGATGTTGTTCTTGCCGTCGGCGCTGAGCTGGGCCTGGCCGGCGGCAGTGTTGGCGGCCCCGGCGTTGGAGAACGCGGCATCGGCCGTGGACTGTGCGGCGGCAGCAGCATCCAGCGCGGCCTTCGCCTCGGTGATGTCGATGGCCCGGAAGCCGTCCACCTCGAACGTGTTCCCGGCCACGGCGAGGTTCTGGATGCGCGGGCCGAATCGGATCTGGGCGTTGTTGGCCTGCGTGACGGTGTGGATCACGGCGAACTTGGTCCACCCCGTGGTGCTCAGCGCGGAGAACTTCACCGAAGGCCAGTCGGGGCCGTTGTTGGTGCGCGGGCTGGAGGTGCTGGCCCCGGAGGTGTCGAGCTGGTTGAAGTACGCGCCGAGTTCGAGGTTCTCATTCCCGGCCACCAGCGGCTGGTCCAGCCGGGCCCAGTACTCGACGTAGAAGGTCCGGCCGGTCGCGGACGCGACGTAGTCGGTGTAGGCGTAGGCGATGGTGGAGGTGGTCGGCGAGCATTTGAGCACGTTGGCGCCCGAGCGGGCCGTGGTCGCCGAGGGCTGGACCACGGACAGCACCCGGAACGGCCAGCCCAGCGGCGGGGACGTGATCGGGGTGGCGTCGAAGTTCCCGTTCAGGGTCAGCGCGATCCCGGCCGCGAGCTGCGCGTCGGCGACGGCGCGGGCCGCGTCGGCGGCGGTCTGCGCGTTCCCGGCCTTGGTGTCGGCGGCGGCGGCGTTGGCGATGGCGGTGGCCGCCTTGCCGTCGGCGGCGTTCGCCTTCGTCTGCGCGGCGAAGGCGTCATCGACACCCTTCTGGATCTTCGCGTTGGTCGCCGTGTCCAGCTTCTCGAGCGAGACGATCTGGTCCTGGAGCTTGATCTGCGAGATGGCGTTATCTTCAAGGTGCCGGTTCAGGACCGCGCCGGTCTTGATGGACTCGGCACCGATGTTGATGATCTCGGTCTCGGCCGCGTCGATGGTCGCCAGGATCACGTCGTCGTCGACCAGCGGGGCGGCCACGCCGGAGACCTGCGCACTCCACGCGGACCTGTTCCCGGAGGTGTCCACCGCCTGCAGCCGGTAGTAGCGGGGGGTGTTGTAGGCCATCCCGGTGTCCACGAACAGCGATGGGCCCGGCGGCATCCGGAACACCTCGGTGGTGGGGGACGCGGCGTTGCCCGCGGCGAGGCTGACGTAGTCAAGGTCCAGCGGCATCGACCCGCCGCCGGCGACCTTGCCGTCCCACTTGATCGTCATGGTCTTGCCCTGCGAGCTGAGTGTGGGGGTGGAGGGCTGGCCCGGCGCGGTGGTGTCGTTGAGCATCGTGACGGAGATGACGGAGGAGAACACCCCGGGCTTGACCGCGAGGGTGCCGCGGGCACGGACCTTGAAGTTCCACACCGAGCCCGGTTCAGCGCCGAACCACTGCAGCGCGGACTCGACGTTGGTGGTCAGCAGCACGAAGTTCGCGGTCCCGGTCCGGCCCCACAGCTCGTACTGCTCGATGGCCATCGGGAGCGCGTCGTTGCCGATGGTGACGTCGGGGAAGTCCACGATCACCCCGGCCTGGAACCGCTTGTTCGCCCCGAGCGCGATGTAGGTCTGGGATGTCAGTTCGATCGGCGGCGCGGGCACCCGGTTGCGGTCGTTGTTGACCTCGGTTGCGTAGTCGTCCAGCCGCTTCTCCACGACAGCACCGGCAATGGAGGACGCGGCGCCCCTCGCGTTGAGCAAACCGCGCTCTACCGTCCGCATCCACTCGCGTGTATCGCGCGGCGTCAGACCCGTCATCCTGTAACTCCGATTGTGTTAGTGCCGATACTGCGTGTCATTGCTGCTACTCCGCGTAGATTGTTTCGCTTGGAGCGGGGGAAAGCGTCACCTTGATGTTCTCTCCCCCGGCGGCAGTCTCCTCAACTTGCATGTTATCGAGCTTCTGCATCTGGCTAACGCTCCGACCCGGGAGAGTTGCGCTGAGGGGAATCCAAACTCCGGGCACAAGATCGGAAATAGCGAGCGACCCAGCAGGATTCAGCGAGGTGTTATCCGGGACTCGGACCACAAGCGGGGGACGGCGGCCCTGCGCCCAGGTGCGCCGCGCCTGGCTCTGCAGCTCCGCGACACTGGGGACGTCCTCGGGGTCGGTGGAGTCGGCATTCTCGTCGTATGCCTGGTAGAGCGTCTCCCATTCCCCGTAGTAGGGGTCGTCCCCGCCGTAGGTGCCCCAGTGGCCCTTGCCGTCGGTGAACGTCACCGCCGTGGCCAGCTCCATGCCGTACTGGGTGATGATCGGGTCGCCGATGAAGTCCGCCGCCGTGACCTGCGCGGTCTGCCCCAGCGGCTGGTGGACGTCGAAGAAGATGATCTTGCGCCCCACCACCGTGTAGTCCAGCCCGCCGCGCGCCGCGAGGGAGTCGATGTGGTTGAACACCGTGGACTCATACGGCAGCGTGTGCGATGCGGTCCCGGCGTCGGTGACCCCCGGCGCGGTGGCGTAGACGTACTGGACGTAGGGCAGCACGTTAGCGGGCGGGTTCAGCGCCTCCTTGCGCGCCATCTCCGCGTCCATGATCCGCTTGACCCGGTCCAGCGCCTTGCCGTTGTGCGGGTAGCGGTTGTCGTACTCCGCGCGCATGATGGTCCGGTTCACGTAGTGCATCACGTCCCGGCCCTGCAGCTCGATGGTGGAGCCCTCGGTGGTGATGTGCGTCAGCGGCCCCTCCCAGACCCGGTCCGCGCCGCGGAAGATCACCAGCTCGGCCCGGCCCGCCTCGGCCAGCCCGACCGCGGACAGGCACTCCGCGCTCGGCACCGGGATCCGCACCGTCGCCTGCGACACGTCATCACGGCGCCGCTCCCAGCGCGTGAGCGAGAGCTTGCCCAGGTCCCCGATCTTGCGCAGCCCGCCCCGGTCGTAGATAAAGGCCCTGTGGTTCTTGCACCCCAGCATCGGTTTCAGTCCCTCACGTAGACGTCGAGGATGACCGTGATGCCGGTGTTGCCGTTCATCATGTCCGCGGTCATCGTGTACTCCTTGTGCGCGGCGAAGTCCGCGAAGGACAGCGGCTTGCCGTCCGCACCGTAGATCAGGTGCCCGCCAGGCACGCGCCGGCCGTCGGGCAGCAGCACCGTGATTTCCTCCCGGATCCCGTCGATCGTCAGCGAGGCGTTCACCGGCAGGTAGGAGACCATGAACTCACCGACGTAGTCGCACCCGGTCAGCGGCCCGGCCGAATCGTAGAACCGCAGCCGCAGCTGCTGCAGATCGTTGGACCCGGTCAGGACCTTCACCACCGGCACCGCCTTCCCGGCCTGCAGGGTCAGCGCCTGCGGCACCGCGGCGGTCTTGCGCTTCCAGCTCGAAACCGTGATGACGTTCGGCGGCTTGATGTTCGGCGGCAGCGGCGGCTTGGAGATCGCGGTGAAGTACGGGTCGTTGATGAACCCGTAGTAGGGGTCGGTGGACGCCGAGCAGTCCTCGCCCGCGGCGTCCACGTGGGTCACGGCCCCGGAGTCCATGTTCAGGGTCGCGGCCCGGACCGGTTCGGTGAACGCCCACGGCACCCCGGCCCGGATGACGAACTCCACGCTCCACGCCGCCCCGGTCCGCGGCGTCCACTCCTTGGTGACCTTCGGCCCCTCGATCACCTGGACCCGGTAGAAGGTGCGCAGCAGTTCGGTCGCGGTGCGCGTCACCGGCATCGCGGCGAAGAACGTCGCCTCCCGGTCCAGACAGTGCACCCCGGCGTTGGTGGTCGTTTCGTCGGTGTTCTCCAGCACGTCCTTGAGCCACGCGAACCCGGCCGCGACCGCCTCCTCGTCCGCGCCCACCGCCAGGGCCTTGACCTGGATCTCCCGGGAGCCGTGCCGGGGGGAGGTGTGCACCGCCCCGGAGGTGGTCAGCTCGGTGGAGGAGATTTCCCGGGTCGAGTCGACCGCCCCGGTCAGGCCCAGCGGCACGAAGCCGTAGAACCGGCCGGTGGGGGTGTTGGACGGCTCGTACCAGGGCGCGTTGTCGATCACCGGGGTGTTGTAGCCGGAGGCGCCCAGCGCGTCGTGCAGCCCGGTGAAGTCGCACTTGACGTCGAGGCCCGGCAGCAGCGTCTGGATGTACTTCTTCACCCGCGCCCCGTTGAGGATTTCCGTGCCGTCCAGCTGGAGGTAGCCCTTGTACACCGATGTCTCCTAGAGGTTCGAGTAGTTGATGAGACCGTCGACGACCTTGTTGGCCGCGATCTCGGGGTTGGTGACAGGGGAGACCAGCTGGATCGCGCCCTCGTTGATGGTCAGGGAGTTCCCGGCGGTGGGGGTCGGCACACCGACCCCCTTGGAGAAGGCCCCGGTGGTGACGTTCGCGGAGAGGGTGGCGTCCGGGGTGATCGAGCCGAGTGCCTTGAGCACGGTGGACTTCTCCGCCTTGAGCCCCTCGGCCAGGCCCTTGGCCGCGTCCTGCCCGGCGATGACCATCTTGGACTTGTCGAACCCGCCGGCCATCGCCGCGGCCATGCCGGAGACGAAGTCCATGACGTTGCCGAACTTGTCCTTCATCGAGGATTCGAGGCCGTACATGATCGCCTCACCGGCCGGGGTCAGCAGCTTCTTGTCGTAGCTGATCGGGCCCTTGTGTTCCGCGATCCAGTTGGCGATGGTCCCGACGAAGTCCTGCACACCCTTCCACGCGCCCTCGAGGCCCTTGCGCAGGCCGTCCATGATCGCGGCGCCGGCGCCCGAAAGCAGGTTCCCGAGGTTGCCCAGCACGCCCTGGATCTTGCCCGGCAGCCCGCGGACCCAGCCGATGACGCCGTTGATGCCGTTGGAGACCGCGGTGGAGATGTTGCTCCACGCGCTGCGGATGATGGAGAGCATCCCGTTCCACGCCGAGGTGAAGAAGGACCGCACCGCGTTGAAGCCGCCGGTCACGAAGCTGCGCACGGTGTTGATCCCGGCGCGGACCACCGACGTGATCCAGTTCCATGCCGAGCGGATGATGCTGACCGCGCCGTTCCAGACGGTGGTGATGAAGGACTTCACCGCGTTGAACACCGTGGTGACGATGGTCTTGACCGTGTTGATGTAGAGCCGGACGCCGCCGACGATGAAGTTCCAGACGTTCTTGATGATCGTCAGGATCCCGTTCCACACCGTCGAGATGAACGACTTCACCGCGTTGAACACGGTGGAGACGGTGGTCTTGATGAAGTTCAGCCCGATCTTCGCGGCTTCGCCCATGTTGCCCAGGATCATCTTGAAGAACGCGACGATGTCGCCCCAGAAGGTTTTGAAGAACGCACCCACACCGGTCAGCGCGGTCTTGATGCCCATGATCAGCTTGCCGATGAACAGCAGCTGCACCGCGTTCCAGATGAACTCGAGCGCGCCGCCGAGGATCTGCATGATGGAGTTCCAGATGTCCGCGAACATCTGCCCCAGCGCGCCGAGCGCACCGCCGATATCGCCTTGGAACAGTTTGGTGAAGAACGCGCCGAAGCCGGTGATCAGCGCGGTGATGACCCCGACGACGCCCATGAACACGTTGGAGAAGCCGTTGATCGCGCCCACCACCGCGTCGATGGTGGAAATGATCAGCACGCCCAGGACCGGGACGAGGATCGACATGATCACCCCGACCACCTGGCCGATCACGGTGATGACCGGGGTCAGCGCGGCCGAGATTTTGTCGATGGCCGGGATCAGCACCGGGGCGATGATGTCCACCAGCTGCTGGATGCCCTGCACAATCGGCATGATCGCGCCCATCAGTACCGTGAACAGCGGCGCGACGGCGGTGATGGCACCACCGAGCAGGGTGCCGATGGTGGTGGCGAGGTCGAAGATGATCGGCACCAGCGGCATGAGCGACTCCAGCACCGGCCCCAGCGCCGCGACCATCTGCACCGCGACCGGGGACAGGGCGGTGACCATGGAGTTGAAGCCGGGCAGGATCTGGTCCCGGATCCCGGCAACGATCGGTCCGACGAGGTTGTCGTTGATGGCCTGCGCGACCGGGGTCAGGGCCGTGATGAGGTTGATCACCGCGTCCCCGAGCGGGGTGACGAGGGTCTGGAACTGCGCCGAGGTCTGGTCAAGGATCGGGCCGAGCTGGACGGTGAAGGCGGTGGCGATCTTGGCGACGTTCTGCAGGATCGCGCCGAACAGGGTCATGACGTTGCCGAGCGAGTTGGCGAACGGGGTGATGGCGGGGGCGAGCAGCGCCACGGCGGTCGCGATCCCGGTGGTGAAGTCGATGATGCCCTTCTGCACCAGCGGGTTCTGCATCACCTGCCCGATGTAGCCGATCACGGTCCCCACGGCGGTGCCGATGGCCGAGAGCGCGGCCTGCACCACGGGCATGACGGACTGCAGCGGCCCGCCCAGATTCCCGAGCGCCTCCCCGACGCGCTGGGTCAGGGTCAGCATCCCGGAGAGCAGCTGGGTGATCGCGGTCTGCGCGCCCGCGGACTGCATCGCCTTCGCCATCCCCTGCATGTTGTCGGCGAAGGTCTTGAGCCCGCCGAATCCGGCGGCGGTCGCGGCGGAATCGAGGGCGTTGAAGATCCCGAACAGCCCGTCGATGGCCCGGCCGATGTTCTTGAAGCCCTCGATCATCCCGTCGATCCAGCCGATGAGCCGGCCGTCGGCGGACGCGGCCTTGATGAAGTTGTCGAAGTCGGTGGAGAGCTTCACGATCCACGCCCCGAACCGCTCGAAATACTGGGACGCGGCCAGGCCGAGGATGGTGAACGCGCTGATCAGCGGCTTCATCGCACCCTTGGCGATGTCGATCCCGGCGTTCATCCGGTCGAACATCGTCGTGATGTTCTGCGGGTGGATGTTCTTGACCGCGGTGGCGAGGGACGCGAACAGCCCGCCGAGGGCGGTGGCGGTGTGGTTCAGGTTGGTGGTCAGCGTCGGCAGCAGGGTCTTGACCATGGACCGGATCGGGTCCGCGGCCTGCTTCCAGAACTTCGCGGAGATCGAGTCCTGCAGTTTGTGGAATGCCGGGGCGAGGTCCTTGAGCACCACGTCCATGTCCTGGAACGCGGACTTGAGCACGAGGGCCTGGATGATGCCGCCGACGAGGAAGCCGGGGGCGACGGCGGCGAGCCCGCCGATGACGGTGCCGAGGTCAGCGGCGATGGTGACCAGGGAGGCCAGCGCGGACCCGCCGATGGAGGCCATGGTGGCGAGTTTGGTGGTGGTCAGCGCGGACCGCAGCGCGATCCGGTCGAGGTTGTGGATGAAGTCGAGGCCTTCGCGGATCATGTCGCCGAAAACGTTGATGCCGGCGAATCCGCCGAGGTGTTCGCGGAAGCCCTTGGTGGCCTTGAACAGTCCGGCCAGCACGGTGCGGAACCGGCCGCCGTGGAAGTTGAGTTTGCGGAAGGCCCGCTCCCCGACGACCCCGGCTTCCTCCACCGCGGCGGTGGTGTCCGTGACGGATCGGTGGCGTTCTTCCTCCCCGGCGATCCAGGCCGCGACGTCGTCGCGCATCCGGTCCGCGTTGTCCTTGGAGATCCGGCCCAGCCGGAACATCTCGGCGTTGACGTGCGCGACCCGGTCCCGCATCCCGTCGAGGTCATCGAAGCTCTGGGAGAACTTGGTCCAGTCCATGTCATTCACGGCCCGGACCATCCGGGAGAAGTCGTTGTTCAGGTCATCCATCTGGTTGGCCCGGAACATCGCCTCGAAGCTCCTGTTGTACCGGTCCTGCGCCTCCTGCATCCGGGCCATGTCGAACAGCAGCTGCTCGTTCTGGTGGCGCTGGGCGTCGGCGGCGGCGGCGCGCTCGTTCGCGGCGTCCCGCTCGGCGAAGAACATCTGGTGCTGGGCCTTGACCGCGTCCCCGATCTGCTTCGTGACGGCCTGGTACTGGTGCTCGGTGGCCTTGCCGGCGGCCAGCGCATCGTTCATCAGGTCGAGGATCTTCTCGTGCGCGGAGTCCAGGTCGGTGGAGTCGAACTTCCCGAACGCCTTCTCCCAGTCGAAGGGGTTGCCGGTGTAGATCGCGTCGAGGGTGGAGCCCCACTGGTCCTGCATGTCCTTGAAGCCGCGCTTGGTGAAGCCCTCGCTGATCGAGTCGGCCAGCTCCATGCCGAAGGCCTTGCCCGCGTCGTCGGCCTTGCCGAGGTCCTTGCGGAAATCGGAAAGGTCACCGTGGACCGAGATGTATGCGTCGGCTACTTCGCGTCCAAGACCCACGGTGACCTGTTCCTTTTCATTGTGTTGCTAGAGGTGTTTCAGCTGGTCGATTTCGTTGGCGTCCGGCTCGGTGTTGCGCGCCTGCTGGCCGGGGAGCGGTGAATCGAGCTTCTCCAGCCATTTGCGGGCCTCCTCCTCGGACTGGTGTTCCAGCGCCCAGACGTAGATGACGTTTAGGAAGCTCGGCCACGGGAGGCTGAGGAGGTCGACGCCCTTGCCCGCGTACTCGCCGTCGATGCGCGCCCAGTTTTGCGCCGCGGTGACTGAAAGTCGGACGGCTGCTTCGAAGCTTTTCCCGACCACTCCTCGGTGATGTACTCCCAGAGGTCGAACAGGCCACCCTCCTCCTTGAGGTCGAAGCCCGAGTCGGAGTCGAGCATCTGGTCCTGAAAGTAGCGCTGGGTGTCGTCGTCGCCGAGTTCGATGAACAGGTGGATGAAGGTGCCTGCCGCTTTGAGCGACATCGACCGTCCGCCCATGGCGAGCATCATGGCCTGCTGTGCATCGTTGGGCTTGTAGAACTTGACCTTGGTCCCGTTGTGCAGGAACTCGATCGCGTCGTCCTCGTTGCGTGCGCCCGTGCCGGGCTTCGCCGCTGTTACAAATTCTTTCATGGGTAATCTCCTATGTTTCCGTCTCCGGAGTGGCGGATAGTTTCGCCTGGATTCAGCGTACCGGCACTACAAGCGCTGGGCGGCCATTGATGCAGCCAAGCCTTCCTTGAGGAATGGCTTGGATCTCTGGCCCCTAACAAGGTCAGCGCGGAACACTCCCTTGCCTTGGGCCTGCTGTTTCGTACTGCGGCTGCCCCACTCTGCTAGCTTTTGCGCACCGGCGCCGGAGAAAGCGATGTTGGTATGCGCCGCTTTCCTGCTCTTGGGGACCACCATGTGCGGGTGCCCGGCGATATACCCGGCCCCGCCCCCGGCAGTGCCCTCGTGGAACCAGATCGCGTGCTTCGCGGACGCACCGGCGCGCGCCACACCCTGCAAAGGGCCCTCCAGCTTCGACCGGTTCCACCACAGCGAGCGCAGCAGCCGGCCGGACCGGACGTGCCCGGCGGAAATGTACGCCACCGAGTAGACCTTCACCCCGCGGGAGACGTCGTTGAGCAGGTTGGCGACCTCGCCGCCCTCACGGATGTAGGACTGCACCGCCTCCTCGTGGATGTCGGTGTGGGAGAACGCGATGAAGTGCGCCATCAGTCGTCCTCGTCCCCCCCGATGACCATGGTCCACAGCCCGCCCAGGACCCCGCCCTCGGGCCCCTGCGGCGCCCAGTCGCCGAGGATCAGCTGGTCGATCCCGGCGCCCCGGATCGCGGCGTGCATCATCTCCAGCTCCGCGTAGATCCGCATCGACGCCTCGAAGTTCTCGATGTCATCCGGGACCACGAACTTCCCCAGCCGGTCCTCCAGCACCGGGCCGGGCCCGACCATGCCCATCTCCACCGTGTACGCCAGGGAGTAGGCGCAGTTGTTCACCGTGATGTCGGCGGCGGGGAACGCCAGCGTCGGGTTCACCGACACCAGCCGGACCCACGCGGTGCCCCGGCAGTCGGACTCCGGGCCGAAGTCCACCGGCACCGCAGTGCCCGGGTAGACGCTGATCGCGCAGTAGTCCTCCTCCTTGCCCGCCTTCCGGATCTCCCGGGTCAGGGACTCGAGCAGCGCCGCCATCATCTCCGGCAGCGCCCGCACCTAGAACACCCCCCAGGTCACTTCGCGCTGGACCGGGGCGTCGATGGAGTACACCTTCGGGGCGTGCTTGATCCCGGCCGGGTTCCACAGCCGCAGGTACACGTCGACTTCCTCGAGCCCGGTGGTGCCGTCCGGGAACATCCCCGGCGTCAGCTCCATGTTGATCCCCTGCCGGGACACCGCCGTCGCGCGCGCCGAGAGGCGGCAGTTCTTGGCGCTGGTGATCGACTTGAGGAACTCCCACGCCAGCACCCCGCCGGCGTAGGCGCCCATCGAGTCCACCGGGTAGGCGTTGAGGTAGGTGACGGTGAAGTCCTTCCCGCCGCACGCGGGCCAGGTCGCGCCGATCCCGTGCCGGATCAGCCGGTTGCCGTCCTCGACATGGTAGGAGTCCGCATCCAGCACCACCCCGTCGACCTTGACCTCGAGGATCTCCCCGACCGGGGCCTCCAGCCACACCCCGTTGACCCCGGCGCAGCCGCAGTACAGCGCGCAGTTGCACGCCTTGAGCGCCGCGGAGGACGGGAAGTACGGTGCCGGGTAGAACATGTCCCGCTTCATCACGGGGGAGGTGCAGGTCCGGCCCGCGGGCATCACCGTGCGCGGCAGCCCGCCGACCCGGTTCAGGGTCAGCGACCGCAGCGAGGCCGCGGCGAGGTTCTCGGCCCGCGACACCTGGTCGGCGGTCGCGGCGTCCCGGGCGGCGAGGGATTCCTCGGGCCAGTCGATGGTCCACTGCATGGTGGGGGTGTCCTTTCTGGAAGGGGGGTCGGCGTACCGACCCCCCTCGGGGTTGCTAGGAGGTGAGGTTGCGGTAGGTCACGCCGGTGGAGGTCAGCGTGCCGTTGGAGTTGAACAGCGAGGAGAACCACATCTGCTCGTCCGCGTTGTCCCGGGTTTTCCACGCGAACCGCTCCAGCCACGGCCGCTTCTGCACCTCGGCCCAGAGGTCCTCCATATACTGGTTGACCTCGTCCCGGGAGTAGCGGGACGACTTGACCCCGGAGCCGTCGACGGCCGTGAAGTCGGCGACGGCCGTCTCGGTCACCCAGACCGGCTTGCCCCACCGGTCATGCAGCGCATCGACCTTGTTCAGGAACGTCGACACGGACGGGTTCTGGTAGATGTGGGCGCAGACGAAGTCGATCTTGAGGTCCGGGGACTCCAGCTCGGTGCTGTCGATCATGAACCGGTTCATCCACCAGGCGTCCGGGGACACGGTGACCGGGGAGCCGATCTTGAGGCTCTCCACCGCCGCGGCCTTCTCCAGCGCCCGCCATGCCGCGCGCGCCTCGCCGGTGCTCATGTCGGCCTGCGAGTCGTGGTCGGGCTCGTTGAAGCCCAGGATGCGGGTGGGCATGTTCAGCGCGGCCAAGTCAGTGTTCAGCGTCTCCAGCCGGGCGGCGGAGTCCGAGTACAGCATCGGCACGAACGGGGCGGTGACCTTCCCGGCGCCGTAGAGCCGGGTCTGGTTCCAGTTGTACCACCAGTCCAGATCGAGGGAGTTGAGCTTGGCGACGTCGGCGTCGGTCCGGGAGGCGTAGCCGAGGCCCTTGAGTGTGCCCATTACTTGGTCACCAGCGCGGCGGAGCGCTTGGCGATGGACTCGGCCTGCACAGCGCTGATCTCCAGCTTGTCCTGGTCCTTGCCGAGCACGGCCAGCGGCACGTCCTGGGTTTCGCCGTTCTTGAAGATGTCGTAGACGCCCCAGCCGGCGAGCTTGCGGTAGTCCTCCAGCGTTTTCACATCCGGGATCCGGTGGTACCAGACCCCGTCGCCGATGTAGACGTTCTTGTCACCCTTGGGCTGGGTGATGATGAGCTTTCCCATGAAGTCCTCCTTGGACACTGGTGCGGGGGTGGAGGCTTCGCCCATCGCGGCGATGCCATTTGATTCGAGGAAGTACTCATCGAAATTCAGGGGCGAGCGTCCGTAGACGTCGTTGTGCAGGTCGAAGTTCGGGTTGAGCCGTTCGACGTGGCAGTGCGCGCCGGAGGTGGCGGTTCCGGAGTTGCCGGACAGGCCGATGATCTGGCCCTTCTTCACCCGGGCCCCGACCGGCGCGGTCGAATCCGAGAGATGCGCGTAAACGAACGTCGGCATCGTCTCGGTCCGGCCGAAGGCGTCGGTGCAGTCGAGCACGAGGGTGTCCCCGCCGTACCGGGTCAGCCACCACGGGTTCGCCGCGTAGTTGTCGCTGAGCCAGGACGAGTTGCGGATGATGCCGTCCGCCGCGGCCCGTACCGGAGTACCCACGGGTACCGCGTAGTCGCGGCCGGTGTGCCCGCCGCGCGGGTTGAAGCCGCCGGGGCTGGAACGGAACTCCTGGGAGATGCGCGTCCCCTTCGGGAACGGGTCCATGTAGGTCATCGGTGGTGCCTTCTTCTAGGAGTACTTGGGCAGGACGGTGCGGACATTGCTGGTCATCATCCCGGTGACGCCGAGCGCCAGGGCCCGGTCGCGCATCGCGGTGGTGTGGATTTCCCACATGATGACCTTCTTGCCGAGGCTGTTCGCCAGCGCCACCACCCCCGTGATGTAGGCGTCGGACGCGGCGTGGTTCACCCCGATCCAGTCCACGTCGGACTTCGCCACCAGCGTCTGCCAGTCCGCGTGCGCCGCATCGTCGTGGAGCAGGTAGCCCCAGGTGGTGAACCCGGCGGTCTTGGCCCCGGAGAAGCCGGAGACGATCGGCGCCTTCCAGACGATCCGGTTGGTGATGTCCGGGTAGGTCTTGATCAGCGCGATCAGATCCGCCTGCCAGGCGCCGCCGGACTTGGGCTCGATGAACAGCACATGGTTGGAGGCGTAGGCCGCGAGCACGTCGGTGAGCCGGGTGACGGGCACCCGGTCCTGCGTCGGGTTGTCCGTCAGCCCGCCGGTGGTGGTCAGCGCCTCGACCTGCGCGGCGGTCGCCGCGCTGAATGCGAGGTTGGTCCCGGTCATCCGCGACAGGTTGGTGTCGTGGTGGCAGAAGATGACGTTGTCGGTGGTGGTGTTCACCGACACCTCGAGGGCCTTCATGCCGTAGTTGACCGAGTTCTTGAACGCGCGCATCGTGTGCTCGGGCCAGTTGTCCATCGAGCCGCGGTGCGCGATGTAGAACGGGGACGTCGCCAGCAGGTCCGCGATCCGGTAGTTGCCGGTGGCGGGCTGGGACTGCGCGAGCGCCACCTCGGCCGTGCCGTTCCACAGCTTCGCCGTCACGGGGACCTCGACGCCGCCGACCCAGCGCGAAAGCCCGCCGGTGACGGGGTTCGGCGCGACCGGGATCCCGAGCTGCACGGCCCAGCCGTTCGCGGCCTGCGTGTTCGGGTAGGTGATGGTCACCGACGGGGTGGCCCCGCCGGCGCCGGGGGCGATGGAGCCGACGGCAATCGTCTCGATCTGGGTGGTGCCGTTCTGCGGCACGAAGA